AGTTTCTCTCTTTAGATAAAATATACATCTCTTGCCAATTAATAATTCGGTTAAATTCTTTAGATAATTCTATACCCTTTTCAATAAAATAGCTATCATTTAAACCGCAAGAGTTTGAATTTTTAATACCTTTAGAACGCTCTTTTAGCTTTATTCTTTCTTTTAAGCTAGCTTTTCTGCCTTTTGAGTGATGTACCCACTCGCCGCTTTTTATTTTGGGGTGAGTGGTTTCTACAGAACCGATAATAATGCCGGTAGTAGCATCTTTTACCACCACTGTACCTTTTCTCGCTTCTGATATTCGTTGACGACCTTCTGGGGTTTGCCATCCGGTAGTTTCTCTCACTGTTGCAGACTGATGTTTTAACCAGGCGTACCCCATACGGAGAGATTTAGTGAGGCTGTACACTGGCTTACATGTTTTATTTTTATTATATCCATTTAAACAGAATCTTACTGCAAGTATGTCGTTTCTAATATTAAATATTTTCCATCGAAGCATATGAATAAAAATATGCTCTTCTGGTAGTAGTGTAACAAGATTATTAATCATATCTGTTCCTTCAAGAGATCTTGGAATTATGTGATGTACTTCAACATATATGTGATTATTTTTAAGTCTTAAGTCTTTTAGATTTCTTTGCTCAAGCCTAAATCTTGGAGTTGTTTGTCTGCAATAATTAATTAATTTGTCGTGTATATTTTTGTAATTCATAATCTCGTTACATAATTACTTATGCTCTGAGGTCATGGATATTAAGCGTCTAATACAAGAATATCTGTTACAAGCAGATCTTTTGCTTCCACATACCCTCGATTGTGAGTGTAAATCTTATGTTCTGGGGTGCATTGAATTGTATGACCGGTAGTTTCATCTTCAATTTCAATTAACTCTTCAGATACACCGGTCTGTGCAAACGCACTAATTAATGAGACTGCATTAGTATCTGCTGCAATATCATATGATCTAATATGTACTGTACCTTCTTGCATATATTTTTCAAGATCTTTAATTTGAATTGTCAGGTCACCGTATATCGCGGTGCTGATATCAATTAAGGTTTCTCCAACTAAACACAGATTAGTCATAGATACTCTCTCCAAAAAGGATCCGTGTTCATTGCAATGATCAATATTCATCACATATAGGCGACCAGTTTCAGTACGTTCCTTTACAAATTGAGACATCAAAGAACTGGCCTTCACTTTTCTCTTATAACGAATATTTTTATCTGATTCATATTTTTCATACAATTCATCAAAATGAGGAAGACCAAACGCTTCTGTCAAATCTGGTACTTCATGTGAGGAAAACAAAGTGATTGATTCATTTTTCATGAAGCGTTCATAAAAGATCTTGGAAAATTGTATCACATAATCAACTTTACGAACTCGATTGTCTTCTGTTCCTCCGTTGTTTTTAAGAGATAAAACATCTTCTATTTCATAGTGCCAGAACGGAAAATTTACAGTAGCGCCGCCGCCACGAATTCCGTTTTGTTGACAACTTTTGACGGTGGCTTCAAATACCTTGAGAAAAGGAATTACTCCAGTGTGAATAACGCTGCCATTTTTAATTTCAGTGCCGATACCGCGAATCCTTCCAAAATTTAATCCGATTCCGTATCGCTGAGTAGTAGCAAAGCCAGCAGCAGTATTGGAACTAAAAATAGACTCCTTAGTATCATCCACATCAATGAGGCAACACGACGCATACTGTTTAAGCAAACCGCGGATACCCGCCATTTGGGGTGTGGGTAAATTGATTTTAAATTTACTAAATCGGTCGTAGGCTCTTTTAACATATTGTAATCGGTTTTCTGGTGGATATTTCATGTAGCTCACCATGGCTGCCATCATATAGGCAAACTGGGGTGTTTCGTAAATTTCTTTGCTCTTACGATTTTGAATCAAATATTTATCACACAATTGTTTGAGGCCTGAATATGTAAAGTCATAATCTCTGTTATGAACTATCTTTTCATCTAATTTATCTATTTCCGCCTTGGTATAGTGTTGAAGAATCTCCGGGTGATATATTTTTCTTTCAACATTGGCTTCTATAAAATCATAAAATTTCGGGGGATTTTTTCCTCCCCACACATCTTTACGCAATTGATAACTTAATAACCGAGAAGCTACCCATTGATAATTGGGATTTTCTTCATTAAAAAGATTAATAGCAGATTCTACTAACACTTTATGGATTTCTTTAGTAGAGATACCATCTACAAGGTTTAATTTGGTATTAATTTCAATGTCTGAAATACTAACACCGGTTATTTCTTGAGTTGCCCATATAATAACTTTGTTGATGTTGTCTACATTAAAAGGAACCAAGGTACCATCTCTTTTTCTGACTTTGAGGATATTATTTTCACTCATAAAATTATTGTTTGTTGTTTATTTAGACGGATCAAAGTCCATTCACTTCTTCTTTCTTTTTTTAGATTTTGGTGCAGTTTCTGGGATAAGTTTTTGTACTTCTCTTTTATATATTTTGTCGGCTAAATGTTTTAAAAATTCAGCAACTTCAAAAGAGGAACAAACGTTGATGATCCTAGATTCTGCATATTTAATGTCTGATTCCGGCCAATCAGGATACAAGTAGTGGAGTAATTCATGAAAGGCTGTAGGAATTATATCTCTTCTATAATCTAATTCTATGTCAGTCCAGTAACAAAGACCTACAGAATTGTTCATTTTTCTCAAATTAAAAAATTCTGGAGGTTTAGTTTTGACTAAATCTAAGGTTTTCTCGTAGAGATCTTTAACCTCTTTGTTTGTCAATTTCATTGAAAAATTACTTTTTCTTTTTCTTGATATTGGCTTCTTTGGTTAAGACTGCCTGTGCTGCGGTTTTTTTGGCAGTCTCAAAACGACTCTCTGCAGCTTCAATAGTGTTACAAGTCCAACCCATGTTTCCCCATTGGGACCCACTAGGATATAGTTCACCGGGTTCAATGTAATTCCCATCAATGGTTATTCCATTATGAGAAGATATAATCACTACCTCAAAATGAGGATTCCTGGAGGAAGTAACTGGGTGTCTCTTATAAATTGCAACATTTTCTTCTCTCTTCAGCAGAAGGTGCTTAAATCCCTTTTTGATAAACTTTTCTGGTACGAGCTTCATATAATTATTATCTATGGTTTTGGGTTTGATGTCACGAGAAAATGGTGTATCATTGTGATATATGAATTTTAAAGAGTTGGTTCTTTTGGAAAGGGGATTTGAAGATGTAATTTTTTCTGAAAAGGATCATTCTTATAAAATAAGAGGAGAAAAGGCTTACTCTTCTGTTACTCAACTGTTAAAAAAGTATGAAAAACCTTTTGATACTAAAAAATTGTCGAAGATTGTTGCAAACCGGCAAGGGGTTCTTGAAGAAGATATTGTACACTTGTGGGATTTTAAAAGAGATTATGCATGTTTGAAGGGTACTTTGTTCCATTTGTATGTAGAAAATTTCTTACAGAAGAAAAGGTCTCCTTTAAACAAAAATGAAATTGAAGATTTTGTTAAAAATCATAGAGAGTATATTACTACAGAGGAATTTTATAATGACATAGCCTCTTATATTTCCAATTTTAATAATTTTTATGAATGGTGGAAAGCAGATCATATTTTAGTGAGGCCAGAGTTAGTGGTTGGAGATGTTGCTACTGGAGTTTGTGGATGTGTAGATAACCTTTCTTTGAATTGTAAAACCGGTGAATTGGTTATATTTGATTACAAGAGTAACAAAGAAATTAAACAAAAAAGCAAAGACAGACTTCTGGGTATGTTAAGTCACTTGGAGGCCACTACATTAGTAAAATATTCACTTCAAATGGCACTTTATTCTGAAATTATAGAAAGAAATACTCCTTTTAAAATTTTTGATAATAAAATTGTTTGGGTTGGGGGTTCTTCCTATGAATTAATTTCATGTCTTGATATGAGACAAGAGGCTAAAGCTTTACTAAATCAGGTTGAATTGCAAAAAGGTGTTGATATAAAATGACAATTCTTTAATATAAAATACTATGAAATTTAAATATACAAACTCTAACAATGAGGAGGCTTTTTTTGAGGCAGTTCCGTTGACTACAGAACTTTATACAGAGTTGATAGAAATAGACAAAGAATTTCTTCAAAATGTTGCAGAAGGCAAAGAAGTTTTTTTTAAGGATGAGCCCTTGATAGAAGCGGCGAAAAGTTTGTTAATCTCTTTTGGTAAAGGAAAAGAAATTCAACCTTCTTCTCTTTCAGATACTCATGAAGTTCTATTAGTGACTTCAAAAACAATTCTCAAAGAGGCAGAAGAATATAAGAAAACCAATTACACACCCAAAAGAATTGTAAGAGATAAAATGATCACTAGTAAGATTAGATCCTTCAAAAAAGAAAAAATGGAATTAAATTTTGATTTGGCCCACTAAAAAGGTAAATATTGTTACAACATATGTCATTGCTCAACGCCTATACACAAATTTTAAATGAAAGTGGAAAAGACCACGAAGTTAAAGGAGCCGTAAAAAAGGGTCAAGATTTTGCCTCGGGTTTAAAGGTTAATAAACAAGAAGGACCCAAGGTTGAATCTCCTAAAGAAGATAAAGAACATTCTGTAGATGGTGAAAACAATGGCGTTCCTAAGAAGTTAGCCAAAGAATCTTCTAATCCCTTTGATGCTATTTACAATAAAATCTTAGCCCAAGAAAATTGGGAAGCTGAAGAAGAAGCTAACGAACAACCTAACTTTGGATCACCCACTGGTCATGATTCCAACAATATGGAGTTTAGTGGTGACAACTCTTCCGGAGAGGGTGAAGTTGAATTAACAGATGATTCGGATGAACATCCAATGAGCCAGGTCCTCTCTGCCTTAAAGGCCGCTGTCGAAGCTTTAGAAAAAGTTATCAGTCCAGAGAGTGGTGAAGAAGGTGAAGGTGAAGAAGAAGAAGGTGAAGAAGGTGAAGAACACGAAGAGGATGAAAGTGACGAAGAAGAAAAAGAAGAACATCAAGAATTTGGTGAATCAACCGAGGAAGACGACGATGACGATGACGATGAAGATGAAGACGGTGATGTTAAAAAGGAAGAAGTAGATGCTCAAGTTTTGGGCCATGCTTTAATTGACTTGGAAAAATTGGCAGCCAGCTTAACGAGTCCTAAAAACCAAGTTGTTAAGGGAGCAGTGCCAGTTAATAAAGGAAAGGCTCAAGTGCCTAAGGGTGTTAAGACAACTCCAAGACCCACAGAATTAAAGGGCAAGGGCGAAAGTCTTCAAAGCAAAAAAGTTGACACTGGTTATGTCAAGAAAGACAAAAACTGGTACGATCAGTAAATTTGATTAAACAAATTAAAAACTCCGCTTAAGCGGAGTTTTTTTTTCTAAATATATCATGGAAGATAATTTTTATTCTTTTTATAAAAAAAATCAGGGACTGCCTTCTGCTTTTACTAAGAGTCACGGTGTTACAAAAAATACCAGAAAACATCATCAGAGTGTCGATAGACTTGCCAAAATAGGTCATCGCAAAAGTGGTAAGGTTAATTTGGTTGCGGCAAGTGAAAACCAATCCTTAAAAAATCCAGTAGTAAATGCTTTTGCAAATTCTAATCGAACTTTTATAAAAGGATTAACTTGGGCAATAGTAAAACCTATACTAGATGCATACAAGATTCAACATGATGTAGAATCTGAAGAGACTTATGATAAATCTCTTAATAGAGTTCAATGTAAATTAACCGGTGCTAAAATAATTATTCGTTATATTCCTCAAAACAAAACTTGGGTGCTTTTTAAGAAATAATATGGAAACTTTACGTTATCTTAATAAACAACACAACCAATCTGAAAGACAGAACTTTTCAAATTGGTGGAAGGAACAGATTCAAATTAATGGACAGGAAATAGTTTATTATAGCAATCAAACCTCTTTATCCGGAAGCAATCCTCTATACGGAGAGCAACCAGACGCGGGGTTCGGAGATGGACATCCTTTGATAGTATTAGGTAATTTAAACGGTGATTCTGTTTTATTATCTAAATTTGGTTTAATAGCAGACGGTGAATGGTCCGGAGTTCTACACAAAGATACCTATACAACTGTATATGGTTTATCTTCTGAACCCAAAAGAGGAGATCTTATGGCGTTAGTTGAATACGGAGTAGATCGAATCAATTATCCTAAAAGAGGAACTACTATATATGAATTAACAGATGTAGTTGACGAGTTTAAAGGAAATCCTTTGATGGGCCATTACGTGTGGTTTTTTACAGGCAAGAGATATGACTACAGCCAAGAACCACACAGTCCTGGTGCTGGTATGGGAAATCTTCCATTAGAAGATAATGATGTTATACAACAAATTGCAGACGAGAATTTTAATTATATAGAAGAAAACCCAGACAGTAATACTAGTGTTTACGGTGAATATTAATATTCACGTAGACTTACATCTATTTCTGGAAACAATGCTTTCATTTCAGAAGAAGCATCTTCATTGTGGCATATGTTGATCTTATAATCTTCCATCAAGAGTTTGCGTAAATATATGTCCTGAGTAGACGACATATACTCTCGTATCTCCAGGGGTTTAAATTCAATCTTATCTAGCGGAATCTTTTTTTCTGTGGCTTTATCTGCTATAAGATTCACTGCTTCATATAGAGCAATCCACTTTGCCGTGGTTAAAGACTTCTCCTGAGCTTCGCCCCACCAGTCTAGAGGATTTTGATAGACTTCTGTTTCTTGTTTTGGATTAATGGTCTTCATATTATTACTTGGTGGCTGGGCCGGAAATAGTGGGCGCGGGCATCATAGGATCTGTGAATTCTGTAACTTTAGCAACTACAAAATTAATGTTTACCACATTCTTAGCATCACAATTTTGACACACGAATTCAAAACGTTCATTTTGATCCGGAACAAACGTGTTGATGTTAGAGGCATTACACGCCGCACATTCAAGAATAGTTGAAAGGGGTGCTAATTTATCCAATTCCTTTTGTCGAGTTTGGTGGCTAAAGTAATTGTTGACAGTTCCGGCAATCACGGAAAACAGAATATATTGCATAGCCACTGCCAAGATAAAGGCAGGGAGAAATGGTTTGCCTGCTAGAACAAAGCCTAATCCAATTAGTGATGAGAGGAAACAAACGGTGGTGGTTGATTTTAAAAATTCAAATAAATTTTTATTAAGATATAGTTTCATTAAGAAACATTTTACTTAGATTTTCCGGGAACTACCACCATATTTTTATTTATATCTCTTTCTTGAGCTGGATTTATACCCTCCAGACTAGAGGCTAAATCCATATAAAATGTTAATTTTGCATCCAAGTCCTTGATGGCACCTAGAATTTTGGCTGAATATGCAATTAAGGAATTTAATTTCTTTTTTTGTTTTGCATCCAACGTGGTGTTAAGTTGTAAACAATTTTCCATTTTATTGGAAGCTGTTAACAAATATATAAAACTATCAGCGAGATCATTGGTCACGGTCTGTAGTGGCCACGGCATATCTGCAGTTTGTTCTACAGGAGGACCAACTGCCGGAAAGAGTGGATTATTTTTTTGATATGGAAAATTATATCCTTGTTGATTACTTTGAGGGCCCCAGTCTTTTCTGGGTGCATCACTATAACCCCCGTAATTAGGATTATTGTACATGCCATCTAAAGCCTCATTCAAAGCATTATGCAAGTCCATATTAAGCCAATTTACCGATACGAACTCGATTACCACAACGACTACAATTCCATTTTACCAATTTTTCTGATTGTTTGGTTTTTGGATCTACATTTTCAACAACTTGTCCTCTTACATAATCACCACAAAAATGACATGCAATGGGTTTATTTGTTACCGGCTGATAATCTGATTTTCTTTGATCGCTCATATCTTAATATTTAGCACTAAAAAGGTTAATTGCTAGGAAACATTTCTTTGGAAGAATCTTGTGTTTCAAACTTGTCATGGGTTTCAAGTTTACCAACGACAAATTTAACAAATTCAGATCTTACAATGTCATCCTTATTAAATTGAAAGTGGTGCACACCATGTTCTTTACTAACCTCATCATTAAACATTTTACACATCCTACTAAATCCTCCACTTTTGCTGTAAGGAAGATCTGATTGATATGGGTCACCCAAAAATATTATTTTTGAAAACTCACCGAGACGAGTGATTGTGGTAACTAATTCTTTGAAAGTTATGTTTTGGCATTCATCAACTATAATCACCTTGGCTGGCCAATGAAGGCCTCTAATATAGTTAACTGGCATAGCATTAACTCTTTTATCTGCATGTAATCTCTTAATCGTACTAGCATCTAAAAATTCTTCCATCTTTTCTGTGAAAGGTGCCATATATGCTTCAAATTTTTCATCTATAGTACCTGGCAGATAACCTATTTTACTATCAGCACTTTCAACGGCACTTCTAACAAAGATAATATCAGATGCTTTTTTAAGTTTTAACAATTGTAAAGCAGCATAAACTGCGGTACTAGTTTTGGCACAACCAGCGGGTCCTTCTATAAAGACACATTTGGTGTGTTTGTCTAATAAAAGAGATATAAGTCCTTTTTGTTTTTCTGTCCACGGCAGTGGTCTGCAACTGAAATCAAAATTTATTTTATCTCTTTGAAATACTCTTGGTGATGTATCCTTTGGATGTTCCGTGTTTTCTAACACTTCTTCATTCATTGGCCGGCTTTTAGAGCGGGGTTTTTTGCCCATGTTACAACTACTTACCACCGTGTTAGGGGATTATTGGATTTTGTCCGGCAGACGGTGAACTCGGAGAGGCTCCTGTGGGATTGGAACCAGTTGAATCCGGTACTTGGGCCTGAGCTTGGGACGGTGTCGTGGTTGTAGAAGTGGACGGTTTTGAAGATTTGCCTGCTTGATACGCATCAAATGCCGCTTTAACATCCGGACTTTGAGTCGCGGTAGAAATAGTCTGGCTGTTAATTTGAGGATTTGTTTGAGAATTTTTGGCAAATGTATTATAAACATCCGCTATTCTCTTTTGATCATCTGGGCTCAACTGCAAAAAATTTTGTATAGGAAGATGTACATTGTCAGGTGAAGAGGCAGATGTATCATCTTCATTCATTTGAAGCATGGCTGTGTTGAATACGTTATCAAAGGATTTCATAACGTTATTTAGTCTAAAATCCTCTTCAATCACGATAGGGTCCCTGAATTAGGATAAATATTTTATAATTTTATGTCAACAAGAACTATAACTTCACCAGGTGTACAGATTACAGAGATAGATCAGTCTCAAATTGCGCGCAATTCAGCCGGAACAAATGTGTTTATGACCGGTTTTGCTTCTCAAGGCCCTACCGATGAGGTGGTTTACATTGGCAGCGTTTCTGAATTTGAATCCACTTTCGGCACACCTACAAATGAAGCGGAAAGATATTTGTACCATTCTGCCAGACAAGTTTTGGTTCAGTCTCCTGCCAATTTAAAGGTGACAAGAATGGCATATGGGTCAGGATCGGGAATAGGTTTTGGTAATTCTTACAGTGCTTTAGTGTTTCCTGTGAAGGGATATATTCAATCTGTTGCAAATCAATTGAGTTCAAATGTTATTAATTTTACTAATGACTCTTGGGGTGGAAGGAATGGATCTACCCCTGAACTAGCATTAAATGCATTTACACTAGACAGTATTGTATATGGTACTAGTGCTTATCATTATCAAACATTCTTTACAGATACTACAGGAAATTATAGACTTTCTATAACTGGAGCTACTAGTGCTTATACATTAACAATTAACAACAGTGCAGTTTTAAGCACTTATATTAATAATCTTCCTTCCAATTATAAGGATGCAAATTATTATGAAATTCAGCCGCCACAATCTGTGTTGTTAACTGAATCTGAATATCAGGATGTTATATCTAATAACATTTCTTGGGATGCAAGTTATTCAGAACAAGATATAAACAGCAGTTCTAAATTAGGCCACAGTGGTATAATTGTATTAAACCCCACAAAGGTTGCAGTGGATAATATACATCAAGGTTATTATATAGGATTTGCTGATAACAGGGATAATAATCCAGGATCAGATTTCAAGAGTGTAACCGGGGTTAAAGCTGTTGACCAAGTTTACAATAATCAATATCAAACTTTTACAAACATACCCACCAATCGTTTAAATTTTGCTTTGAGTGGTTCACATTTAAATGTTTCTAATAGCATATCCCGCACGATGGAACAATATCCAACTGGATACGACTTTTCGTCTTCAACTTATAATGATTGCTTAACTTTGATGACATTTAAGTTAAGAACTTCTATATATGCTCAAGACACAGTTACTTTGGATTACAGAGTCCAAGAAGGTTATACAGGTTCTTTATATAACAACAAAACCCAAAATAATCCTAACGGAGGGGCCCCCGTTACTTTTGCATTAGAAAAAGTAGCTGCACAGAATTCAAGATCCTCTGATATGAAGGTTATAGTAAACCCGATTATTTCTAGTACAGGAGATTGGATTTCTTCCGATGGTAAAACTCCTAAAAAATCAGTGAGGGTAAGTGATGCTGCCAGAAACATTTATTCTTTGGGTGTTTATGTGTCTCAAACTGATACTACCAGTTGTGATATTGGAAATGTTCCTCTAAAACTTCAGAGAATTTTAAACAGACTGGATGACATGGATGAAGAAATAGATCTTATTCCTGAAGCTGGTTTAGGTACAATATGGGCAGGAGCTGCTGCTAAAAAGGCGTCTGTCTCTCCTGGCAATACTTCAGACGGTGGTTACTTTTTTGATGAAAAGTATCCCATTTCTTCTGCTCTTATGGCAGAATTAAAAAATCAAACAGGCGGCAATGAAAGTATATTAAAGCAGAATTATGATTCAATAGTCCAGCAATTTTATACTTTTGCGGAAAAGACTCGTATGGATCATATGTTCATACCAGATCCTTTGCGTTATATTTTTGTCAATGGTCCTGATTTTAAAACCACCAAAATATCCACTTACAATTTTTCATTAGACATTTATTGGCCGTTGAAAAATCTTTTCGGAGATATTTCTTCTAGTTACGGAGCAACTTACGGCAACTGGATCAAATTTAATGATGTTTATTCCAATCAAATGGTTTGGCTTCCAAACTCTGGTTACGTGGCTGCAGATATAGCATTTTCTTCTGCGGTTAATTTTCCGTGGTCAGCCCCTGCTGGTTTTAATAGAGGTGTATTAACCAATATTGTTGATATTGCAATTAATCCTACTCAAAAGCAAAGAGATCTATTATATAGAATTAATATAAACCCAATTGCATATTTCCCAGGTGAAGGTTATGTTATCTACGGGCAAAAAACCTTAATGAATAAGCCATCTGCCTTTGATAGAATTAATGTTCGCAGACTTTTCTTGACTCTTGAAAAGGTCACTAAAAATTTATTAAAATACTATGTGTTCGAACCCAACACCTTCGCCACCAGATCTAGATTAATAAATGCTTTATCACCAACTTTTAATCAAGCAAAGGCGAATGATGGTTTATACGATTATAGAATTATTTGCGACGAAAGAAATAACACTCCAGATGTTATAGATAATAATGAATTGAAGATTTCCATTTATATACAAGCAGTGCGCACAGCTGAGTACATTTTAGCAGACTTTGTAGGCACTCGTACCGGGATAAACTTCAATGAACTAACGTCCTAGTTGATAAGTATTGATATATGGCTGATATATTCTCAAATCAAAGTATACAAAATTTTTATCAAACTGCTTATAAAAAGGATTTTGCTAGGAAAAATTTATTTAGAGTGATTTCTATAGAGACCGGCATTAATGGCCTTTCTTTTGATAACACTGATTTGGTTTATGTCACATCCACATCTTTACCTCAGAGGGCTATTACTAATATTAAATTGCCTTATATGGGAATGAGTTTTAATCTTCCAAGCACCGCCAGTTATCCTGGAAGTGATGCTTGGAAGATTAAATTCAGGATGCCACAAGATCTTTCCATAAGAGCTAAGTTAGAAGCGTGGACTAGAGTTATATTTAATGATGCCACGACTACAGGTTCCTATGAGTTAAAAAACTTGGGCACTGTAATGCTTTCTTTGATGAGCAAAGGAGGACAACCTATTCGTAATTACAAATTAGTAGGTGCCTATTGTGTGTCCTTAGGAGACTATGCCTTAGATGTTGCTGATACTGGCTCTGTGGTGGAACAAGAAGCTACTCTTGCCTATCAATATTGGGAGTAATTGAAATGCTTTAATAAGTATTTTCAATGTCATTTCTATCTAAAGCCTTTCAGCCTGTTAATCCTCTTAATAGTGGATTTGTTTCTAGGGCCGGTGGATCAGCAAATCCATTGACTCAGATGTTTAGTTTAAACAGTGATGTATTAAACAAAGCACCTAGTCCATATTCCTTTTATTTAGACATATTGAGCCAGTGGCCTACTGCACCGGCTTTGGCTTCAATGTGGCTGGTTGTAATAAACCTGAGAAGTGTTTCTGCTCTGATGAATAATCCGGCGGCACTGGTTAGTCTCTTTGATTCAGGAGATTTTCAACCTTGGGAAATTTCTCAGGGCACGGTTGACGATTTAACAAAACCAGAATATCAACAAACTATAGAAAATCTTATGGGGTGTGTTTTTGCTCAGGAGGTTTCAATTCCAGGAGAAACTATAACAGCTACTCAAGAAAATTTAAATTGGGGAGGGTTACAAACTCCTTATATTATTAAAGGCAGAAACTCTTTTGACAAAATTAAAATGTCTTTTTTAGAAACTAATGCCTCTTTTGCAGATTTAGTTATTCGACCTTGGATAGTATTGGCCAGCCATCTTGGATTAATTGCTCGGTCGCCTGGTTCACCAAAAAATGTAAAGTGTGATTTCATGGATGTAATACAATTTGCAAAAACTGGTCCGTATTCCTCTGTTGCCATACGCAAGATTGTAAGATATTATGATGTGGTTCCTGTAACTCTGGACTCATTAACTTTATCTCATTTAGAAGAGGGTTTAAAAAGAAGGAACGTTTCTTTTATATATAACGGTTATTCAGTCATGGAAGCCGGTACTGCAAATATGATGTAGACCTGTAATTATATAAATGGAATTATATTTGTATAGTGTAGAAATGCCTTTCTCTGGCGTTAAGCTTTTTTACAGAGAAATGTCTTCTAAAGAACAAATATATGTCTCAAAGGCACATACCATGTTACCTTTAGACCCAGAATATACTGAAGACTATGGTCGAGCGTTACAGAAAGTTGTATTACAATGTGTAGAAAATAAAGAAGATTTTTACAAACTTAATATAATAGAATATATTTTATTTTTATGCAAGTTGCGTATTGTGTCTATAGGTGAAGAAATTGAATTACAATTTCAAAACCCAGTAGAAGAAGAAACTGATCAAAAAAAGATAAAGTTGACTTTAAACCTGTCAACTTTAATGAGAAATTTATACAACACAACAAAAGATATATTAACAACTGAAGAATTGCAAATAGATCAGTTAAACATCAAGTTTGAATGGCCTTTAATAAATTCTGAACATTTTTTTTTAAAACCTAACAAAGACCTATTAATAGATTCAGTGGCTTTATATATAAAAAGTTTTACTTTAAATGATAAAACTTTCCATATGAAAGATTTTAATACTTCTCAAAAATTAGAAATGTTTGAGAAATTTCCTATAAAATATCAAAGCAAAATACAAGATATTGTTTTTAATTATATTAAATTATTTTCAGAATCTAATATATTCACGGATCATTTAGCAGATTATTTAAATTTTAATTTTTATAACTCATCATATCAAAGTATTTTGAGAATGTTTTTTACAGAAAATTTAAGGAATTTGTATCAACAATACTACATATTGGCCTCGAGGAAAATATCACCCTCTTATACAGACTCCATGACAATTGCAGAAAGGTCTATATATTATTCTTTTATAGAAAGTGAATCAGAACAACAAAATTCAGAAGAAGGAGAATGGTCTGAAGAAATGAATATTGATCCAACTGCCTAGAGAATAAAGTGATATAATCTCTAATTATTATTAATATATGTCTGAAAATTTAAATTTCAACGATGCTTTAAATACTTTAGAGGTTTTCAAAGAATTGTGTGTAGCTAAAGCGTGGTCACCTACTTTAGGTAAAAACATTCTTATTAAAGAACTATCTGCTAAGCAGCAAAAGCAATTATTATCTTCGGCGGTAGAGTCCGCTTCTGAATATAAATCATATTTTATTAAAAATTTATATGAAATTTTATTACAGAATTGCAATGAACCCAAAGAAACTATAAATTCTTTAAATTTTATTGATTATACATCTATTGTTATTTCTCTTCGCAAACAAACTTCTAAAGAAGTTTTAATATCCTTCAGTAAGGAAGATGATAAAAGGGTAGAAGAGGTAATAGATTTAGATGGGGTACTGGACAAACTTTCGGCTCTTGTAATTCCAATCCCAGAAAACATCGCGGTAAAAAAGGATAATATTGAAATCAACATATCGTTAAAGATACCCACTATTACAGATGATGTTACATTCTTTGAATTTTTACCAGCAGTTAAAAAACAAGATACCCAAGCAGAAACCTTGAAGCAATTAATTGCGGAAACTTATATGTATGAATCTGCAAAGTGCATAGACAAGGTTGAAGTGGCGGGCAAAGACTTGGGATATAACACCCTTTCCGTTAAACAAAAATATGCTTTAGTTGAAAAATTACCAGCTTCTTTAATTCAAAAATTGTTATCTCAGTATGCCTCTTGGAAAGAATCTGTTAATAAAGCATTAACCGTAAAGAGTTCTAATGGAATTGAAAAACAATTAGATATTGATTCTATCTTATTTTTAACTTCTTAATCCTGCTATAGAATCTAAGTATTCTATATGGCACTATTTGACACCACAGAAGAAGTAAATCAACATTATATTGATTTTATGAACTCTCAAAAAGTGTCCATAGAAGAATTAAAAGCAATAAAAATGAGTTTATTTGAGCTCACTAAAGGTATACATACTACTCTTTTAGGGGCTACTAAAGAAAATACATCTACTCTTAAAGCTTTATACGATCACTTAAATCCTCCAGGAGCCGAGGCTCGGAGTTATAGTTCCTTAAAGGCAGGAGGGGACAGAGAAGGAGATAATGAAACTCTAAAATTTTTAAAAGACTTTATGTCTAAAATACCATTGCCGGGTCAAGGTGGCGGAAATGTAAAGACTTTATTAGATGAAATAGGAAGTTTAATAGTAACCGGTTTGTTGGCATTAGTGGCTCTGCCTTTTATGGGGCCCATTATAAAATGGTTTGATGATAATTTTGGAACCAACATTAAAGCTAGTTTTGATAAAATAATTCGTCCCTTTGAAGGTTATATTACTAGAGCACATGAAGCCGTGGTTACACTTACAACTTGGTTGCACAAAACTATAGATTGGTTTAAATTGCTAATGAATGATCCGAAAGAGGCTTTGCTTCAGGCATGGGAAGGTCTTAAAAATTTAGGGCACACTATATATGAAAAATTAAAGCCTTTTATCAAAGTTGGCGAAGACGTTTTTAACTCTATATACACCTATCTTAAAGATCAACTTAAGATATATTTTGATCAATTTTTAGATTTTCTCGGAGGTGCCACAAAAACTAATAATGTTTTTGAAAATACCTATAATAAAATATCGAGTTATTTCAATAGTTTCATTTCTTCTATAGAAAAGTGGTCAGACAATAATGGGTTTCATGATGTCTTTCAAACCATGAAAGGATATTTCACCACAGTGTTAAAAACGGGAGAGTCTTTTATGGAAGAATTAAAGCCTTTATATGCAGGTTCAAAGAATATATTTGCCACTACAATGCATTTATTGGGCACTATATGGGATTCCGGGGTCATACAACAAAAAATTACTAATATAGTGGGTGATGTAACTGACGCGGTCAAAAAAAAGGCTGATAAGCTTTGGGATTCTTTATCTACTATTTTAGAAAATTTATTGCAAAATATAGGGGATCGAATATTGTTGTCTATTGCAGGAAACGGTAAAAAAAAGAATGAAAAGGGAGACGAGTGGAATTGGTTTTCAGATGTTGATCCCTCGGAATGGATTCCCGGAGTTAAAGAGGCTCGAGAAAGGATGAAAGAAAAGGAAAACAAAGAACTCTTAGAACAAAAGAAAACTATTAATGACAAAAAATTAAGAGATGAAACCTATGATAATTCTGTCCAAAATTTAAAAAATAAATTAGGAATAGAGTCTCCTAATTTCAAAAGAGTAATGGATGGGCTGTCTGAGGGTGCTGCTTCTACTGAGAAAAGTTTAAGAGCACAGGCTGATTATATATCTGGTGCCATATCCGAAGCCTTAAAGGAGTATCAGGAAGCTGATAAACAACCCATTATAATACAGCCACCTGCAAAAAATTCTTCTCCCGGCTCTATGACTCCTATACCCACAATGCAATCTAATGAAGTGGGTAGAATAAGGGGGCAATTTTATTCCACAAGACCTTCCTTTGGTGTACTTGGTTAACCTATAATATATGTCTTTTAATTTTTTCTCCATACAGCAAACACCTAATAGATTTCTCAAGACAACTACGGCTTTTTATCCAACCGCGGTGCCTACCGGTGGGTCTGGTACTATAGATGTATACGGTGATTTTAGATGGAAAAACACTGGTTCCATAGATGAGGTGCCTCAAATATTGCTATCTGAGTTTAAATTAAATACTGGAGCCCGGACTGCTAATTTATTAGAATTGTGGGGTGAGATGACCTCCAATCTTTCTAAATCTAATACAAGTAGTGTGGGCAACTTTGTTTCGTCAGCTGGAGGGATAGCTAAAGAAGCATTGGCGCGAACCGTTTTTGGAGACCCGTATGAGGGGTTATATAAGGGAGAACCTACAGGGTTCTATTACAACCTGCCCTATATAAAAAACGGTTCCATAAGAGGTGATGGCATGAAAAATAATTGGGCCAATGATGAGACAATATTTGATATGTTAGGCAAGGCGTTTCCCGCTTTAAAGAGTGTGGGAAATGCTATGGGCTCACTTGCGGCTCAATTAAAAGATGAAGCTTGGGGTGCGGAAGATATAAAAAAATTTACAGGGTCAAATGCTAGAACAGTTACTATCCAATTTCCTTTATATAATACCTATTCTATAAAAGAGGCTAATGATAATTTTAGTTTTATAAGTTTGTTTGGATTTCAAAATTTAAGAACTAGAACTTCTTATATGACTTTTTTGCCTCCAAAAGTTTACACTGTAGACACCTTAGACGAAGGGGGCATATATATGCCAATTGCAGTGGTAACTGATTTTAAAGTGGAAAATATGGGCACTTTAAGGAGAATGACTGATTTTGGCACTAGCATATCCGGACCGTCTGCCACTGGATATCGTTTGGTGCCGGAGGCTTATAAAGTAACTATAACCCTGACAGAACTTATACCAGAAACTACTAACATTATGCAAGGGGCTCTCGGCCACGGCAAAGTGCAGGTTATTAATAATTCTCTTGGAAGCAATATGGGTAATGTTGATTTGAATAACATATCCTCAAGTGGGCTGTTTGATTTCTTAGACGGAAGCTCCGCTGGAACTCTCGGTGCCTCCACAGCAGACAATCTTTCACCTACTCAAGAATTTAATCAGAATAATTCATGGAGTACTTCCGATTCCTTAACCTCTCCAGAAGTGCTATCAAGCACTGGTATGACAGATTTGGATAAAATAAAATTGGTGGAATATCAACAAGAGATCCAACAAGAAAAAACATTTGCAGATATGCAATTGAACAGCACGCCAATGTCTGAGGAACAAACTGCTGCAGTTGAGGCATATAGACCATCTCCAGTGGAACAATTACCGGGGATGAAAACTTCCTATCAATTGCCCGGCATGGAGATACCAGAAGTGGTATCTCCGGTGTATGAAAGAGAATTAATACCTGGTATGGATTTCAATGCCCCCGAGGAATCTAATGTAAAACCTGAATTGACTGTCCCTGTTATAGAGGAGAGAGCACCTCAATATACACCGGAGGCACCTATAGAAGAAAATCGAATACAAATAAACACACCGGTAACTCTTCAAGATTCATCTCTTGAAGAATATACTGCCCCCCAAACTAAAGAATTTCTAGGAGGCGGTTTAAATGTTGATTATGAGTCTTCTTCACTCTCTTTTCAACCACCAGCTTTAATTACAAATACTGATACCACAAAACCTAGCATAGTATTAGACACTCAAAAATCATTTAGTACAGTTGCTGGTGACGTAACAATACCTAGAGGTGAATTAGACATGGAAGCCTTTAATCTGGCAGTGAGAATGAGATCTGAGAGCGGTAAGAATGTAACCTTTTTGCCAGATAACAACGGTGGTTACACGGTGGTTTCTGTGGATAAAAATGGAGTTGCCACGCCTTTTAATGTTTTAGATGCATTGCCAAGCGGGCAAACTGTGGGAGAATTAATAAATTTGGCGCCGACCAAAAAAGACGCCGTGATAATAAAAAAAGAATTATTGGCTGGAAGACCTCAATATGCAGGAAACCAAGGCAATCAACCCTCACCAACTTCTTTATAATATATGAAACAATCAGACTTTTCAGAATTACCCGTTTTGTCTTCTTATAGATATGAAAACTTTTTCAACATTTATACTGATCCAACTAACAATGAAAAATACTACAATCTGCTAAGGTCTATAAATGTTTTTCCTGCTAATAGCCAGTTAGTAGAAGAGGATTATATTATAAAACATCATGACACTTGGTATGGTATTGCTTATAATTATTATAACACTGCAGATTTGTGGTGGCTAATTTGTACCTATAATCAAATTTTAGATGCCTCTAAATTACCAGAGCAGGGCACTTCTATAAAATTATTAAAACCACAATATGTGGGTTATATCTTACAAGAATTGACTCAGCAAGTAAATAGATAATATGAGTTCTGGATTAAATGAAGATGATGATTTAGATCCGGAAGATGTTTTAGTTGACGGAAAATTTTATCAAGGCAATGAAAACATCCTGAGAAAGGATGGTACTTTTAAATGGACAGATGAAATGATTGCTGATTTTAAACTCTGCAATAAAAGCATACTACATTTTGCCGAAAACCATTTTTATATAGTTTCTCTAGACAGAGGAAAAGAAAGAATAGAATTATACAAATATCAAAAAAGACTTTTAAAGGCATTTAAGAGTAATCGTTTTAATGTAGTATTGAGTAGTCGGCAAAGTGGCAAAGCCTTGGATATTAATACCCCTATTCCTACACCTAATGGAAATGTGAAAATGGGTGATTTAAAAGACGGAGATCAAATTTACGGACTAGACGGAAATGTATATAATGTAATCAAGGCTCATGATTTTTTATACAACAGAAATTGTTATAAAGTAATATTTGATAACGGAGAAGAAATCATAGCAGATGAAGATCATCTATGGTTTACACAGGAAAGATTGGAAAGAAAAAAGAAATTAGCTGGTAGTGTAAAGACAACAAAAGAAATTTTAAATACATTAACTGTTGGTAGTAAAAAGGAACCAAGACATCGTATACCCATGGCCAGAAACGGAATAATGGGAAAAGAAACAAATTTACCAATAGATCCGTATGTACTCGGTTTGTGGTTAGGAGACGGAAATACAGACGGGGCAAATATAACTGTTGGTCCACGAGATGTTGAATTTTTACTTGAAAAATTAAATAACAACAAACAGTTTAATAAAATTACTTTATATCAATTCAAAGAACGTTTGTGGGCTATAAATCCTACTCACACAGATAAAAAACAATCTCTTTGGTCCTGTTTAAAACAAAATAATTTATTAGGAAATAAACATATACCAGAAATATATTTTAAATCCTCTAGAGAGCAGCGTTTGGAGTTATTAAAAGGTTTGATGGACTCAGATGGTTATATTTCTCCATCTGGCCAAGCTAATTTTGATAATAGTAATTTGGAATTGGGACATCAAGTCATAAAACTTGTCAGGGAATTAGGATATAGTGTTACTCACATCATACACACTCCAAAATTTAACGGCAAAGAATGTGCGGATTCTATGAGAGTTTGTTTTAAACCTCGGGAAGAAGTAGTGAGTATACCTTATAAAAAAAATAAATTAAAATTAACAGATGAATTAAGAAGAAATACTTGGCATTATATTAAAGAAATAATTCCAGTAGAAAGCCGGCCAGTTAGGTGTATTACGGTGGATAGTCCAGATAACCTATATCTTTGCGGCAAATCTCTTATCCCTACTCACAACACCACAACCATTACCATATATGCGTTGTGGATTGCTTGCTTTCAAAAAGATAAAAAAATAACCATTGTTGCAAATAAAGAAGCAACTGCAAAAGAAATATTTGCAAGAGTAAAAATGGCATATGAACAATTGCCTATTTATTTAAAACCCGCTATTAAATCCTGGAGAAAGGACGGTTTTCAATTATCCAATGATTCTGAAATAAAAATTAGTACCACATCAGGATCTGCTGGCCGTGGTGGCAGTAGTAATTTGCTTATCATTGATGAAATGGCACACTGTCCTTCTGAGGTGATGAAAGAATTGTGGAGATCCGCTATACCCATTATTACCGCTTCAACCACTTCTCAAATTGTTATTATTAGTACTCCAAACGGAACAGATAATAAATTTTATGAATTGTGTGAAGATTCTAAAAAGAAAAATAGTTCTTGGAATCTAGAAAGAGTTGATTGGACAGATGTTCCAGGGAGAGATGAGACTTGGAAAAAAATGACCATGGATTTGCTTGGCGGCAATGAAGACGACTTTAATCAAGAATATGGAAATGTATTCAATGTGCCTGGCAGATCTCTTTTAGATGCAAAATATCTAGAAGAACTAAAGGCTCAGTGTCCTGAACCTGTATTAGTTACGGACGAAGGGTGTTATAAGATTTTTCATTTACCTAAACCAGAATCCTTTTATGTAATAGGTGTTGATGTTGGGGAAGGAATAGGCCGATCTAACAGTACAGCTCAGATTTTTGATGTGTCAAATCTTCAAAATATTATACAAGTGGCTACCTATGCTGCAAATTCTATTAACCCTTATCATTTTGGGTCTAGGTTAATGAATATAATAAATGACTGGGGTAGACCTCCGGTTTTAGTGGAAAGTAATAATTATGGGCAGCAAGTATTAGATGTTTTACACCAAGCTCATAATTATGAAAACATTGTATCTTATCAAGCAACCGGAAGCAGCAAACATTATAAAACTGAACACCGGAAGGGTATTTTTAATCACACAAATACTAGATATAATGGCATTACAAATTTTAGATATTGGAGCAATAGTTTAAAAGCAGTCAAATTTAATGATCCAGAAACTTTATTTGAATTAAATTCTTTTGTAAGATTACCTAATTATACATACACCAAAAGAACCGATAAAGACTTGGATGATAGAGTGTTTGGGTGTATTTGGGCATTGTATATTTTAATGCCGGACATAGTTTCTTCTTATTTTTACGTAAGAGAATATGATGACCAAGGCAAACCGACTAAAATTATTCCTTTAGTTGATAACAGTGATTTAATATTAAAAAGTCCACTCTTACACGGCAATGTAAGTAATATAATAAATAGTAAAAACAGAAGTGTCAATGTTACTTCAGTTTTAATATCACCAAAAAATTCTAACACTTCTGCTTTAGATGATGAGGCAAGAGAATTGTGGAGGTGGTTACATTGTGATACTTTTAAAAGTAAAGAAGAAAATTCTTTTTTAGAAAATAAAGAAGAAACCGTTGAAGAATATAGGCCTATAATTTTATTTTAAAATGAATCAAACTATACTAAACAGATCTCGTGCAGATAAATTTACTCTTGTTTTAGATTTGCCTATAGCCATGAAGCAAATGAAGGACAATGTAATGCAGGAATATTATAAACCAGATAAAATTGAATTTACTGTATTCGGCTCACCGGTGCCCAAAATAGAGGTTAAGTCTATAGATTTGCCCTTTAGCGGCCAACACATGAATATTACAAGCGGAGCCCGCACTGATTACGGTCCTTTAAATTTAAAATTTTTGTTAGACAGCGGTTATCAAAATTATTGGACTCTTTGGAATTGGTTAAATCTTTTTAATAATAATGAATTGAGTAATTCAGATATTAATGAACCAGAGACTTTTCCGTGGAGTAGCAATTATCTCACCAAAAATCCATTCTCAAATTATGTCACAGATTTTGCCCTTTTTGCATTAGATGAATATAATAATAAAATAGTAGAATTTAAATATTCGGGAAGTTTTATAACTTCTTTAAGTGAAATAAGTTATTCACATCAAGATGAAAACATTATATCTTGTACCGCTTCATTTGCCTACAATCAAATGATTGTAAAGTTGCTCAGAGATATAAATCGAGGAATATAAAATGGCATCAAATTCTACAAATCAAAATATAGATTCCCGTTTTGTTTATCAAATAGGACAAGATTTTTTTTGGGTTGAAGTGTGGATGTATAATTTTTTAGACAATTTTCCACCCACACAAATACCTTTTTTCTTTATTAATCAATTAGTTATAGAAGAAACTTTGAATGAATGGTCAACTCGTGGATACCTAGTATTGGAAAATGATTATGAAATATTAGAAAGAGGATCGCCTGCTTATGTAGGAGATACATCTAATAACAATAACAATTCTGGCGCTTATAAAGCACCTTATCTTTTTAGAACAGATGGCAGAAACAAGCTAAGTGTAAAATTGTTTCCTTATAAATCTTCTCAGGGTGATGTATCAGATGTATTGCCTCTTTCTCACTGGCAAATGTGTTTTGATTTTATTATATATGATGTTCAAGACATTTCTCAAAATGAGCCAGGTAAAAAACTTAGAGCATATTATTTTAAAGATGAAAGACATCAAATATTTTCAGAGCGAAATTTAGAATGGTCTACTTCGATGAATGCTCCTATAGGAGCCAAAGATGCAGATAGAACTATGTATGCAAATGATGCCATAAAAAGTATCATCTCCGCGGCTACAAATTTAAACGGATCTCCTTTAAAGATAGGATATACCACAAAAGGAGCCATAAATAAACCAGACATAAATTTAGATTCTTTTGATGACAATGCTTGGGCTGCAAGTCCCTCTGAACCAAGCGCAAAATTATTTTACACTTCTCCTGGACACCATACGGTATTAGATGATTTACAATATTTATTAACTCACGCAAAATCTTCAGATAACAGTCCGGTCATTCTGCAATTTGGTCGCTCTGAGACAGATAAAAAATGGAAATTAATTCCACTATCAGCTCTCTTTAAATTATCTCAAAAAAATCAAGTAGAGAGATTAATGATTAATGATGGAGTGGACTCAACAAACTTTCCTCCTACAATTCCTAGGGCGGACTCCTCTCAATCATCTGCCATACATAATTTTACTTCAGGAACCGCTTCGATGATAACAAATTATCATTATGCTCCTATGGTTTCAACTGATGATATGTTGTTATGCAATTCGCCTTTATTTAATTATAATTTTTCTAATGCTTCATATAATGTGTTTTTTGAAAAAAACAAAATATCAAATGTGTTGTCGTCCGCTACAAAAATAGTTGAAAACGGATTATTTAATTTTTCATCTTCTAATCCAAATGGGCAGATACAGATGAATATTAATAAAACTAAACAATCAGGTATAATGAATAGAAATTATTTTACACCACAGAATTTTTTCTTAAAAGATTTTCCTTTAATGAATATGTTGAAAGATTTAGTTTTTCTGTCGAGTGCTATATATTTTCAAGTTGCTGGATTAACTATTAGATCTCCTGGAAAATTTGTGTACATAGATCGATTGGGATCGGGAGACAAAAATGGCTTCGATGACAGATTTTTGGGCCAGTGGTTAATAACCAAAGTCACTCATTATTTCACCAAAAATAGTTATTTAAATGATGTAGTGGCTACAAAAATAGATTCATTTAGTAAAATATTTCCGGATCCTAAAAACGACACCTCTTATTAAATATAAATATGGACAAAGAACAATTACAAAAAAGGTTAGATGAAATAAAAAAATCTATGCCTCGCGAAGTTTCTTATCCACCAACACCTGAAATGTTAAAAAATGTTGCAAAGAGTATTATAAATAATGCTCAAAATGTAATGAACGGAAACTCTTTAAGTGCTACATCTCAGGAGTCACTTCAACGATTAAATGTGTGCAGATCTTGTGAATTTTTTGATTATACACAAGAGAGATGTAAAAAATGTGGCTGTAAATTAGCCCTAAAAACTTATTTAAAAGCAGAAAAATGTCCTATAGGAAAATGGTAATATGGCCACACAAATAACTAGTTGCTCGAGTCAGTCATCAAATCCTTTGATTGAAAAGGGTACACTTAGAGGAAATGATTCTATACCCTCTTTAAAAATACAAACAGGACTTACAGAAATAGAACTGGCTGTGCTGTATAACAACGGAGCCGGCAAAAATCTTAATCAATTTGCCGGGTACTTGTACACACTAGTTCATGGATGGAAGGCTCTTGATAAATCTTTTAGTTACCACACAGTTCTAGCTCCATATGTAGTGACTCCGGATACTTATAAAGACTTTATTAACAAAGAGGCAGGTATACTATATAACTGCGGAATACTTGAAAAATGTAAAAAAACTTGTCCGGCGGGCAAAGTTGGGCAATTAAATGATTTAGGAAGACTGGGCCTCTTTAGTCGATTGACCGGCTTTCAAATTACAAATCCAATGACAGGGCCAGCATCAACTTTGCCTCCTGGAGTAAAAGATACTTTAGACGCACAGCACAGTGGATTTGTGGACGGATTACAAAACTTTTGTGAGAGCATAAACACCCATGCTTATTTAAAATGTTTTGCTATAGGGTCTTATGGAGGCATTCAAGAAGCCGTTCACAGCCTCACCAATGTTGTTCAAGATTTTTATAGTGCTATGTATGACTTATACCAGGACATGCAGCTTTTAATGATACAAGCTCAAATGGTTATACAGCAGTATATAGCAGATCTAGAATTCTTTTTAACTACAGAATTTTTAGGAGGAAAAATTGGGTTATTTCTGGCTATAATATGTATGATATTGTCCACAGTTCAAACTCTTATAGATGACGTAGCATTTTTTGCGTCCCTATTTAATGGGTCTGATAATTTGTATGCAGTTTTAAATTCAATTCAATCTGTTGTTAATATAGGTGCGCAGGCAATGGAGTATATATACCATCCAATAACCGCCGGATTACCAGCTGCTTTTCCTAAAGAAGCAAAACAAGTGGTAGATTTTATTAACAATTTAGGCAATGTGCCTTCTAATTATTTAGGTATTTTGTTAAAGCATTTTTCTTTTGGAAAAATAATGCATAACAAAGGAATAGCAATTGCAAATAGCATAATACAACATTATGGCTTAGGCGCTCAATTGGGAGATTTAAATCCCATGATGCAATCTTTTGGATGTGCTGCTCCTTCTGGAAACTGGCACAGGACCGCGCCTCCAGTGTTAAAGGGTCCTATTAAATTTAAAAATGCTAAAATTCCTTCTAATTTAAAAAACCGAGTCAAGGTAGATCCTTATAGTGTTTCTAGTTTGTGGCAGATGGTTAAATCTGATTTCTCTAATTTAACAACTGATGGCGGTGTATTAGAAAAAGATGTTGAAAAATTTGGTTCTCAATTGAAAGGAATTTTTTCGCCTTCTAATGTGGTGACTGGAAATTAATATGAATCCAATATACGGCAATCATATAGGCATAGTTGTAAATTCAAATCCAGACCCCGAAGGAAGAGGAAGGGTTCAAATTTTTGTGCCTCATCTTTCCACTACATTATATGATAATTGGAATAAAGACGCCAAAGACATCAGTATTACTCAAGGCAGTTTGGCTGGTTTAAATGTAGGTGTACTACAAAGACTTCAACAAAATCTGCCGTGGGCAGAATACGCATTCCCTTTGTTTGGCTCGGGAGGTACTACATATGCAGACCCTTCTACAGGATTAACCAGACCCTCTCAGTCAAGCTCTGCACCTTCTGTTAATATATCTGGTATTAATGCTTTAGGGGCAGACAATAAAACTTCACCAAAAATAGACATACCCCTTTCAAATGAAAATGTTTCATCTTTAAATTTAAGTAATCAATTATCTTTAAATAATCAATTTCCTACAGCTTCATCTACTGTAAAAGCCAATGCGGCAAACAACCCAGGAAATTTGCATATTTATAACACGACATCTCCTAATTCAAACTATACAGGCCAAATAGGAATTACAGGTGATGTGAAGGACGGGCAGTATAGGGGTAGTATAGCAACTTTTGCAACTATGTCTGATGGAATAGCTGCTAATTTAAACCAATTAAACAAATATATTAACGGATCGGCAGCAGCTGCTCAATCAGCCGGAGGACCTTTAGACACAATAAGAAAAATAGAAAATGCTTGGGTTGGAGGAGACAACCCAACAGCCGCTGGCGAGGTTTCTAAATTTTCTGGTATACCAATTGATGAAAAAATTGACCCCAATAATGCCAATCAAATGATGAATTTAATGGCTGGTATGATGAGGGTTGAAGCCGGCGGCATTCCTGCTAATTTTACAGAAAATTTTAAAACTGGTTTTGAAACTTTTCAACAAAGAAAAGGATTAACTACAGAATTGTCAGTGAGTCAAAATCAAACATATACAGGTAAAGTTTTAGACTCTACAAGGCAATTGCCTGGAGTAGATATGAGGCACCCCAACGGAGTCAATTCATTTCCACTACCGGGCACATTTGTTTGGTGTTTCTTTCTCGGCGGTGATATCCAACGACCAGTTTATTTTGCAGGTGTGTCTGAAAAAAATTCAGCAGCGAGAACATCAAATATTCCCTCACAAGTTGTTCCTTTGGGAGTAAAGGGAAATACTTTAACCGGAAATTCGCTTTCTACTAACAGTGTGTTAATTAATGGAGGCACCGAAGGAACTAGTGTTCTCACAGATATAAACGGCAATCCAGTTAGGGATTCAGAAGGCAATCCAGTTTATGTAGATCCAGGCGCATTAAACTTGTTAGCAAAAGCCGCAACAAATGCAAATGTGGGTTCCTCACCCGGAGGATATTGTTATTCAAATGTTAAAAATTTATTGCAAGCCGCGGGAATGATTAATAATGCCAATGATTTGAGGGGTGATTCTTCTTTTGCCTCAGCTTATATGGCAGCAGATAATTTAACAAATATAAACACACAAGGAGGTTTAACGGAACCTTATTCCTGGCAGACCCTGCCTTCTACAGATGTTAGTAAGGCCCCTCCAGGCTCAGTTGTTGTGTGGGATAAAACAGATTCTCATCCAAACGGTCATATAGCTATTATAGACTCTTCCGGCAATCAAGTATCAGATTTTAGATCTTCTAATATGTCTAGTTTGCCTGTTAAAGCTATACTAGTTCCTATTAAAGCAAATACAAGAGCATAATAAGAGAAGTTTCCTAATTAATAGATATGTCTGATGTAGCTGATGGTAATAATATATTAAAAACTGACACCATAAAGGGTATGTATGGGCATTTGAGTTTTAATAACACTCAAGTTGATCAAGGGATCGGCTCCACACTCACAGAAGATTATTCTTATGTTCAATTAGCAAATAACGACAATGCTCAAATAAGTTTACAAGCCGGTGGTAAAATAAGAACAGATGCTCCTAGTGACATGTCTATAAATGTTGGCAGGAATAAAATTCAAAATATTCTAGGAGACAGTCAACTCTCAGTAGGAAGAGATAATCACATAACTATAGACGGAAAGGTTTCTGTTAATATCGGTAAATACGGATCAAAGGAAAAAGAAGCCTATAAAAAGTTAACAGAATTGGCTTCTACTATACAAAAAGAATCCATAAGCACGGCCAAGACTACTACAAACAACCGTATACCCTGCCCAGTTTGCAATTCAAAAGTATTGACCCAACCAGCCTCAGTTGCAGCTAAGATATCTTCAGCCAGAGCCGCAGAATTAATGAATGATGTGAATACTGGATGGAAACATCTAATAAGAACATTTAAAAGAATCATTTGGCTTGTGCCAGATATTTTTAAAAAATCTACCACAGCATCTTTTCACCAAAAAACTGGTTCTTGTGGTTCTCCAGATTGTATAAACCACACGGTTCCGGATTTAAAATTATCATTAGACGCCTATAGTAAAAAGGCTACAGATTTAATAGAGCAAAACAAAACCCAAATAGAACAACTTCAGACAGCTCTGGGCCAAAGTTCTGGAGGATTGACGTTAATAACCAAAGGTACCTGCTTTGTCAGTACGGGTTTGTATAAAAATGAATCAGTTACTGGATACGAACACGGGAATCATACGTTTCCTACGGGGTTTGTTGCGGGTCCTAGTGGTAAGGGTCCTGCCTTGTCTTCTGCCGGTGCTCCTAAAAGGACTATACAAGTAGGTGCCATACGTCTCACAGAGGGTGACATGTACTTAAACTCTTCTGAAAAGTTTACAGTCAATGCAGGAGCTCCTGGTATTGCTTTAGAAACAAATGGTCCTTTAAATGCTAGAGGAAATTCAGTGGAGATAAGAGCAACAGACGGAGAGGCACATTTTTCTTCCGGTAATTTAACTGTAATAAGTGGTGCCACAGTTTCTATTAAGGGGGGTTTAAAAACTGGAGAGACTGGAATAGTTTTGCAATCTGAAAAGGTGCATGTTGCTGGTGGGTTAACTGTGCAGGGTAATATGATTACAAAAGGAGGAGGCCACTTTGACGGGCCTTTAACTGCTCCTATTTTGAGTGTTCCTACATATGCTCAGCCGGTGACTCCTTCAAAACCCCCTCAAGATGTTTCTTCACACGGTTCATGGTTTCCTATGAATATAGTCCACAATACTTTACAGGAAGTATTGGATAATACTCAAAGAAACGTGCCAGATCCCTTTTACATATGCCAGGTAAGAATATTGACGGAATATGCAAAAAAGTGGTATAGTGAGGTAATGAGTGCTATACCTTTAGAATGCACTCTTACGGGATGGTGTCTTGTCACAACATGGGGAACTTTTTTTGGTACCACTGTGTGTGGTGCTGGCGCTGGTACATGCGTGGCTATGGGATTTACATATGGAACAGATGCTGGATTTTGTCCAGTTTGGAATTTGCCTCATAATCATGCAAAATATAATGAATATCATGCAGGTGAAACGGTTTCACCTCTTATGTTGGGGCACGATCAATTTGAAGGGGCCACCGCCGCTGGAACATATCCAAGTCATATACCAATTCCCGCTCCAACAAAAACAAGCTTAGGAACAAGACCTGCTCCTTATAGTATGCCAGGACCATGTGGTGGTGGTGGACAGTTTATCAAGGATAGAAATTTAGATTATGGAGTTGATCCTTTAGATGCTTTTAATGGTCTAAATTATGTAGACAGAGGAACTGATAACGGATTAAACACTTACACAACTCCTGGATTTACGCAATTTACCTATGGATTTAATACCCTGTCCGGTGTAGACACCACAGGAATTAATAATGTAGATTGTAAATAACTTACATTTGCAAATAATCTGGTATAGGATCTGCTAAAGAAGCAAGGGCTCCTATATGTTTCTGATCTGCTACTAAATTATTTGCATTTATAAGCCCAACGCCCAAGGCATTGGCTATATATTCTTTTCTGTCCGGATAGTATCTTTTGAACATAAAATTCATGTCCACAGTTTCTATTCTACCCGGCTTTCCAGGAGGAAATGCAGGACTGACTAATATTTTTTTTCCTGGAAACATAGGATCTTCCTTATAAACTGCGGGACGAGCTGGTGGTGCTGGAGCATCGGGGTCATCCCTGTCAGGATAACCATAAGGGTTATAGGCACTACCCGATTCTTTCTCTTCTTTATACCCGCCTAAATAACTGTACACAAAATACATTATTATTCTTCTATTGCCATTGCCGTTATGATCCTCCGGATCGGGTTCTATTATATATTGTCCTATAACATTATCTTCAGGAAAATCTGGAGGATGGGGGCGATATTTTTGAACCTCATTTTCGCCTACTAAGATAACTTCCATAGCAGGATCTTTTTCAATAATTTCTTGTGTTAATTTTATAAAAAACATTCCCGGCCCCTTTAAATAAATGGGTTGAGCAGTCCAGGGCAAAGCTACTTTAGTGGGGTTGGTGCTTAAGGTTCTAGGAGCAATGTCTAGAAAATTAACATGTAAATATTTTAAAAAGGCGTCTGCGTGGTCTGTAAAAGCTTTGTCTTTAGCGGCTGTAAACATTTTCTTCAACTCTTGAACAGTTGGTGGTTTGGTAATAGTTCCGGGCAATCTAGAATAATCTATAACCCCGTTTACATCAAATGAAAGAGCAGAATCCATCTGAGATGTAGGAATTGGATTTCCATCAGCATCACATATTACACCCCTTTCATTAACATATGTAGCAAGAGGAGTAATAGATTTTACAAAATTTGTAATTAAAGGAATGCCTTTTTGAAACATGGTTTGCATTGCAGCGCCCAAGGACCATCTAGGATCACCCATTAAAGCATATGGGTTTAAATCTGGCATGAAACTTTTAGGATTCATTTCATGACTCAAACCTGTAATATTTGAAGTTTCAAAGGTTTCATCCTTTGCCAACTGTCTGCCTAATTGAGCAATTAAAGGGCCCCTGTCTTTAATAAGAGTGGGGTTGTCTGGATCTGATCCCATAGGACTTGCCAGCCCAGCTGGAAAATTCGGATCTGGATATACCGCTGTTATTTCTGTAGCATGAACTACACCCATGTTGTGAGCGGATTGTAGCGCTGAATTCTTATATTCTTCTTCTGTAGAAAGAGGACTTATAAGGGGTGTGCCATCTAAATGTGTGTTTAATACGCCTGGATAATATTCCTGATCAGCTCCGGTATCGTGTTGAGTAAAATTTTCTACAGGACTTTCTTCGGCTACATAATTTGAAACAGTTTGTTTTTGCCCATAGGGCATGTCTACTACTGTTGTAGATACTAATTTAATCATAAAATTTAGTCCTCATCATCTTCGTCTTCATCTTCCTCATCAAATTCTCTATCTTCTAGGTCTAAAAAATTAGTTTGCTGTTGTTGAACAAATATTGTTTTTAAAAATTCTACAATGGCATCTCGATCTCGTGCATTGGTTGCATGTTGGACAATAATTCTTTCTCCTTTAGTATCATATCCAAATAATATATAACTATCTAGGTATTCTGTTATTACGGATTTTAAAAGTAAATAATCTCTTTCTTCTATGTTATTTTCTGAATGATTTTCTTTTACCCAAGTATCTAAAGACTTTTGGAGTTCAGCATCATTGATGGAATTAAATATGTTATTTCTAACCTCTTCAAGAACTGCAGCAGTTGCTGTAGCGTCCATGCCAGATAAAGAAGGTACTGCTACTGAAATGTGCAGCCTGTTCTTTTCTGGTTTGGCTGTCTGGTCTTGAGAACCTTTCGAATTAACTTTAGGAGTTGGTTTCTTGCGAGGTGCCATATGTAGAAGACTTATTGTTGATACCAAATTTAACAAGGTATTCAATAATTACCTCAATAGAACTAGTTTTGATTTTGAACCTCTCTGGTATAAATTGACCTCCGTCATATATTTCAAAATATTCATCATCTATTTCTCTGTGATTGTTATAACATGTTACAAATACAGAAGCAATTCCTGGATCTATAATGACTGTCCAGGTTCTTGGGTCTATTTGAGAATAATCTGTAAATAATTTATCAGTTATATATCCACTGTCTCTTAGACGTTTAATAAAGTAGCTAACAGTTGTAATTTTATTTTTAGACATAATTGATTTTATTTTACCAAAGCTGATATAATGTATTTTAACTCTACATTTTCTTCTTCTGTATTTTGAAAGATAAAAACTTTATATTGAGAATTAAGTCTCACTCGAATATCTGATCTACAATGTGCTAGATTTTTGAACACTTCCATGCTCAAAGGAATAGCTTCTTCTATGGGCTCCCCTATAAACGTGGGTGTCACAATCAAATTAATGTGGTCCACGTTTTGTAGGGTTTTATCATTTATTTCTGCTACTACATTATTTTCTCGGGTTGAGAAATAAATTTTAGTAAGATCAGAGGCAAATGCATATCCTGCCATTAGCTGTTTAATTTTATTTGTGCTAATTACAAATTCTGTATCAAATTTGAGTGATGCTATTTTATTAATGTTCACAGGAGCTTCTTTAACCACACTATCATCAACGAGATGATATTTAAAGAAAGTTTTTTCCTGTGTCTCGTGGTCAATATTTTGACACTTAATAAAATTAACATCACTCTCTATTGAAAATTCACCATTATCTCCTAAACATTCCAATCCTGAAAGTAACTTTTTAATGCTAATCAAATTTAATCTAACTGGTGAACACATACTAGATGGTAATTTGGCTTTAGCATATAGAATTACGGTACTGTCTAATGAAGAACAAATAGTGTATAAAGATTCTTCATTAGCATTTAAAACACAGCTTTCCGTCAATCGGTTTACTGGTTTAAGTAATTTCTCTAGATAACTTTTAGGAAGAGGAATAAATGCCATTATTTGGAGTTGTTAGTTTTTTCTTTATCCATAATAAAATTGAAGACTTTACCCATCATGCCTGCAATTTTACTGAATGTACCGTCTATTTTCAATAAAGTGGCTTTAATAGATTTAATATCTTCTAAAAGTTCTGCTGTATTGACATTTGCTACTGGAATAACCGGGTCACGGGTGGTGACAAAAGGAAGTGGAGTAAACGTGCCACTTCCGCTGGGGGGACCCGTTATAACCGGAGAATTTTCAATTATATTAATGGACACATCAGGTGCCATTGACTGAACTAATGCCTCAGGAACATATCCTCTATTAGCTGGATCAAAGGGATTAGCCACAGGTGCTGGTCCACCTTTCAAGGGAGCCAAGAAATTGTTGATATCAATTCGATTAGCTGCCTGAGATCTATCAGATGTAATACTATCTACATGTTTAAGATGACCGCCGACCATGCCGGCTAGCATGGCGGCGTCTCTATCAAACTCTTTTTCAGATATCATAAATTACTTTAAATCCCTGCCTGCGTTAATAACAGAAACCGCGATGCTAGAATGAATACTCTCATAATGATTGACAATTACGAGGTAATCCTTGATACGACCATCAAGATCTTTATCCAATTCAACTGCAACTTTACGAACCATGTCTTCAACAAACACCGGATTTTCATACATTAATTCAGTTTGATAGGCTTCATCAACTCTCTTAAGAGCATTTACAATAGGAGCAGAAGAACTCTTTTCAACTGCAAGAATCAATTCTTCCAGCCAATAAATATTATCCTGATTAGCTGTGCCAACATTAGCCAATTCTACAGTCACATCTGCATAAGACTGCTGATTATGTGCACCATAATCAGAAATTTCCTTAGAACAAGGACACAGGGAAGCGTAAAGAACATTTCCGTGGAGATAAAATTTCTTTTCCCCATTAATCAGGCGACCTTCAAGTGATCCTTGATAATCCATATGAGAAACCACCTTGGAAACTGGTGCTTCTTTCTTCAAGAAATAATCAAATTTGATTTTAATGTAAGCATTTTCACTCTTCAGGCGAAGCTTACATTCATCCAGCAGGATATTCATCACTTCATCAATGCGATGAGTTTGATTGGCCAATACTTCTTCTACCAAAATACGGTAGCGACTCATATTTGTGCCTTTAACCTCTGGAGTGAGGTCTGTATACATGCTGATAATTGCTTTGGTGGGATTAATGGTTCCATCTCGGCGAAGAATCTGCATAGGGACTACAATATTGCGAGATCCAACCTTTGGAATATATTTCTTAGGAAATCCGTCGACGGTGTTTTGGATGTCTGGAATGTCGTTATTTGTTTTGATACGTGGCATAATGTTGTTTTGTTTGTTGTTATTATTATAGTGGGTTGAGATTTTTTTTCTCCAAGAATTAAAGGTCTTTGAGAATGTCTTTAATGCGGCTATCGACAGGAATTTCATCTTCATCTTCTGTAGAACGAGCGGGTTTTTCTGTAACTGATTGTGTCTTACTGGGTGTATAAGAAGGTGTATAAGAAGGTTCATCTTCCTCTGGTACTTCTGGAGTCTTTGTAGCAACTACTGCTTCTGTTTGTCCAAGAAAATGAATATTCAAAGCTTTTGAAACTTCTTCATAGCTCTTGTGTTCAAAAATGGTGTCCAAAGACTTAACAGAATTGTAAATTACATCTGTATCTGGATCTCCCTCAAGAGCTGACGGACCAGTAAATTTAGAGGCAACATATGTAGGATAACCCCCTTCGTTGGTTTCTACCTTAATACGAAGATTGCATCCCTTTTCTGATAGATCAAAAATCTTTGCTCCCAAATCTTCTGCGTCATCTCCTGAAATTGCTGACGTAATAATCTTGTCCAGCTGTTTGCCGAATCGAAGAATCTTTACCTGACCCTGATTTTCGGGATTGGTTGGATCCTTGATGACGTATACATTGGCTAACCAGTTTTCATTGCGCTTGATGGGCTTAATGCGTTCAATTTCATTCTTGTCCTGGGTGCGATAAATCTTGGAACGACATTCATCAATGGCACAGCGCTCTCCGTAAGTGGAAGGACATAGGCAAGATACCAATTCATTGGTAATAACACTATTCCACAAGTGGTGGTAATAGTGGAACATGGTGCGCTCGGGATTGGCTAGATTTGGAATAAGACGAACTAGATAAGTCTTACCAATTTCCAATTTCATAAAATCTTTAAAACTTCCTCCCTCTCCTGAGGATTTTTTAGTAAGGGCTTCTTTGATGGATTCGAATAGGTTGGCTGTGTATTTCATAGGTTAGTTTGTGTTTGTATGGTTTGTATTAGTGATAATAATAGGTTGTTTGGAGGGGAGTTTCAACATTTCTTTTAAAAAAAGCTGAATTTTTTTAGTTCCTTCTTTGACCAAAGTTTTGGTCTTGAAAGAAAGGTGGTAGCGGTTACGAAACGCGAAAAAATGATCTACTAAATTAGAATCCCACACAACATTTTCAGTGTGTTCGTGTAGTCTTGAAAATTCTAAAAGTTCCATCAAGCAATAAGGATTTATTTGATGGGTTCTGTAATGTTCTAACCAAGCCGGTCCGTTTCCGTCTTTAAAAGAAATATAAGAATCTAATTCAATTCGGTTTTTCAAACAAAAATGGGTTATAAATTCTAATCCTGCTTTAATTGCGTCAATCTGTTTTTCTGGTGATTGATTTATTCGTTGTTTTAAAACTAAGGAATAATTTTTAATAGCTGCTCTGCCTATAAAAAATTTCAAAGGAGGAGTTTCTTCATCAGGATGTAATTCTTTCGCGGCTCCAAAAAAATCTTCTAATTTAATATAATTAAATTTTAGGAAAAATTGAGACAATTTTTGGAGATAAAGAACCGTAGAACTAGAAATATCTGAAAAATCTTTGCGAGGTTTCCAAGGACCACCGTTACGAAAATGTTTGAGGTGGCAATTATAGATTTGTTGTTCTAGAGAGGTAAGGTTCAAGGTTCTGATTTAGTTTGTTGTTTTTGCTTAAATCTAAAAATTTTCTTGTATATATTGGGTGTCAGACTTAGGTATGTTTTGATTATAGTCTGTAAATTGTGATCTCCAAGCAATTCAAAATATATTTTTTGAGTCTTTTTGTCCTCTATTAATATTTTTAGAAAATTTAAGAAATTTAATTTTTTGCCTCTTGCTATACAAACAAAGGACCCAAATTTTAAAGTTATGTTTTCAAATTCCGTCAAATCTGACATCTCAGACGGATTCATCAAATCTTCTATTTGTTGAGAGGATGTTATAATCATTGATTATCTATTTACAGGCTGTAGGTTTTTTGTAACCTCCATGAAGAGAGGAGTTATTATACCACCTCCAGCATGAAGATGGCCACCCCCTTCACATATTTTTTCAGCAAAGACTCCTACATTTATAGGATCTTCTTTGGTGTATTGTCTAATGCTGACTTTTTCGGTTTTGCTATTGATAAAAAAGAACACATCTGGTCGATGTCTTTGCATAAGAATATCATTAGAGACACTAGAAAAGTTTTCGGCCATAATTGCTAAAGTTTTTTTCTTTTTGGTTCCAAAATTAATATATCCCTCAAATAAAGGCAATTTGTTAGCAATTTCTTCTCCTTCTTTTTTGATAAAATTAATGGCTCTTTTTTGTCCATTACTAAATCCTCGAAAACCATTGAAATAATCTTTGATAAATTTTGTAAAATTGTTTCTATATTCTGACCAAAATAATATATTTAAATCATAAGATTCGGGAATTTCAAGACGATAACAATCATAATCATCAGCTAATGCTATAAGCATCTTTTGATCATTTGTTCTTGTTGGAAATTTATCTCCTTTAAATATCTGGGCCATAAGGAGAGCATTGGATGAAATATTTTTGTGTATAATTTTTGCCTTTAAAAATCTTGGTATAAAATCTATAGAAGTATCGTGATGATCTATAAATGTTATATAGCTCTTATCTAATTCAGGAAGAAATTCTTCACGAAGAGATAAATCCAACACAAATGTTTGACAGGGTTTATTAACTTTTTCTAAAGATTTTTTAATATGATCTATCTGTAAATTATTTACACTGTCGTATGTAATGGTGTCTTCTGGTAAAGCCCACAGTAATGTCAGTAAACTTACAGCTCCGTCAAGATCATTGTGGGTATATGCGTGATAACAATTAGACATAAAAATAATTAAGGAATACTATATTATAATCACTCTTCATCCAAAGATTCAATTATTCTTATAGTGTCTGATACACTATTAATGTTGCTAGAAGAACCAGGCAAATTCTTTTTAGGAACTGTAAAGGATTTAGACACATCATCCGGATCCTTTAACGATAAAGTTGGATAGTCTATTTCTAATATGGTGTGACACTCTCGAGGGCCAAATCGATTCTTGGTGATGCCTAAATGAATAATTCCTAATTCAAAATCTTCTTCTTCTGTCCAGATAGGAAACTGACAATCAGCGGTGTGGGATAGACCCATGGATTCACTAGTGGTCTCAAGACCTGGATTAGATTCATTATAAGCTGATCTATTTGTCTGGGTTGCTGTGATGAGGGGGCAGCTAAAATAATAAGTTAGAGCCCTAATTTGTTCTGTGATCTGCTTAATAGATTCATAGGAATTCATCCCCTTTTCTGGCGGTGCTAATAGATTAAGATAGTCCAAAACTATGATATCCGGCTTAATTCCCTTCCTCACCAACCGATCAATGTAGGATTTAATTTGAAGAGGAGTGACTGATTTAGGAGGAAATTCTTTAATAATTAATTTAGACATCTTGTGTTGAATTTTATACTTTTCAACACTTTGTTTGAGAGGACCTATCTGCATGGACAGATCATTCATTGCTATTTTAGATAACTGAGAACTAATGCGCTTGGCGTATACCTGCTCAGACATTTCCAAAGAAATTAATAAAACAGTTTTATCTTGATCTAAAATATTTGTGGCTATATTTCCGAGAAAAATTGATTTACCCACATTAGTAACTCCATAAAATACATACAAGGCCCTTCCGGCCGACATGAAGCCCCCACCAATTCTTTCATCCAACCATTTCCATCCTGAGGGAATTACTTTAAACACCTTCTGGAGGTCCTTACAGTGCTCATCTATGTCTTCTAGATAATCAAAGCCGTAATTTTCTACAAGGTTTATGTTACACGCTTCATCAAAGTCTTGTAATATTTTGGTGGTGTTTATTTCTCCGGACTGAACATCTATAGAAGTTTTCAATACTGTACTATAAACTGCCTTTTCTCTGAAAAACCTCTCAGAATTCTTCAACAATACATCCTTATCATAGGATTTATCTATAACCTCAAATCCCAAAGCTACCTGCTTCAAAGAATTGCGTTTTTCATTATCCACCATGTGGACCTTTAATTCAGTAATGTTGGGTATTTTGTGATAATTTGAGTAATATTCTGCCAAGGATTCAAAAACTGATCTAATGTTTTTGTCCTCAAAATAACTAGGTTTGGCATGTTCAATAATACTTTCCAGGTAAACTGGATCCATCAAAGCGTTGTATATAATGAGCTTCTCAAATAGAGCAAGATCAATCGGCAAAGAAGACTTCATATAAAAAGTATAAAGGCTATTGACGGGAAGATCAATAGCCTTTATTCTTAATCTAAGAGGGAATCTTATTGGAAGGTTGCGGAGTTATCTGCATGCTCCCAAACCTCAACTTTGAACACTCTACATCGAGTTCCATACTTTTGTTTAATGATATTATCTGCTGCGTTAAAACACCATTCTGCTGTCTTTTCAATTCCTACTCCATCCATAATTCGAAGATCACATCCTTTTAAAATATGCAATTCTTCAAAATATCTTAACAACGGATCATCAGCTGCTACACAAAGAGTGTGGTCAAATTGATCCTGTAAAACCTTTTTAAGATCTTTGAGATCTCCAAAATCTACACACCAATTTTTATCATCTAATTCTTTGCATTCAAACCAAAATTTGGCTTTAAGTTGGTAGCCGTGAACGTATTGACAATGGGAGTGTTGTGCTCTCCATTGACGAAAAGCACAGCTACCCAATTCAATAATTTTTGTAGATTCAAACATATTGTTTACTCTTGCTCTTCTACATCATTATCTGGTTCTAAGACCGGAGAATCAACGGTTTCTTTGCGATATTTGAGTTGTTCTTGTAATTTACTTTCAATCTGTGGAAGAATCTTATTCCATATTTCTTCATCAGCTCTCCAAGATTTATAATATCCTAATTTAGTCCCGTCAGCTAATGCAAAAGTGGCTCCGTTTTGAACAACTACACCATACCCAAGTGCCATTTCAAGAAGACCAGAATACTTGGCCAAACCCGACCTGAAATTGAGATATAATTCTGTTTCAAGAAAAGGAGGAACAATGCGATTCTTAATTGTAAGAGCTCTTAAAGTCACACCGTTAACATCTTTTGCCATTGGTATAATTTCATCGGAAGCCTCTCTACTGCCATTGGAACCACCAGAAGCCTTTTCATTTTTGACAGCCATCTGCACTAGCACAGAAGACATATACAAAGGACCGGAACCGCCAGACTGTTGCTTCACAACTCCTGGAAACATTTCCGAAGGATTTGTATAGATGTGATTACTGAATATAATAGGCACATCTGCTTTAGCTGCTTTATGTGTTAACACTCGAAGCATACTCTTGAGTCCCTTGGCTCTAGCTCCCATATCCATGGCTTCTTTGCCTGCAGACACATCATTCATCTCCTTAGTAGAAACTAAATTTCCTAGAGAGTCAATAGATATAATAAATTGACTCTTAAGTTTTTTTTCAATGACAGAATCAAGAAATTGACTAATCTGATTACGACACTGTTCAACTGTTTCAACCGGACAATATTTAACTCTAGAAGGATCTATACCCATGTTTGATGCAGATTGAGCATCTACTGCATTCTCTGTATCAAAGATAACAACATAGCGACCCGCTTTTTGAGCTTCTGCTAGAATTTTATTAATAACATAAGTCTTACCACAACTAGTAGGACCACTAAATCCAGTAATACGACCACTAGGAATTCCTTTATACAAAGAACCCCCTACAATGGCATTCAAAGCCATAGACCCTGTATCAATAAAACTACTAACATTAGACAATGTATTATTATCTAAAAAAGAAGCTTCTGGATTTAATCCATCTAAAACTTTAAAGGCAGATAACACATCTGCAGGATAATCTTTTTTTGCCATATTTTTATTCATCAAACAAATTGACTACAGTATTATTTGTTTGCTGATTGGGTGCTGGCTGTTGGTTAACTGTACCTGGAGGCACAAATAAATTATTCTTATTAAATAATTGAGCATATTGGGCCAATAGACGAAAATCTATAGCAGAAATATTCGAAGTGGTGATCAATTTGTTTTGGAAAGTAAACTGAACATCATCTGCTTTATCTGCAAGAAATTCTCTAAAGAATAGAGGGTATAATTGTACAGTCATACCACCCTTTTCAGCGGGGACAACATTTAAAATAACTGGATTGGTCACCACTGTGACATCTTCAGTTTGAGAGGTTAATTCTCCTAGAATGGTTCTTCCTACTGTATCTAGGAACACTGCGGTTTTTTTGGTTTCTTCACTCATTGTGTTAATTTATTATATTACTAATATTCCATTTTTCAATGCAAATTCTTCTCTTTTTGGTTCTGTTGTTTCTGGAGATAATATATCTTCTAGAGATCCTTCTGGACTAGGATGGGATAGTAAGGTGTTTTTGCGTGGTGTTTCTTTATTTTCTTTTTTAGTGGTAACAACCTCTAGAGCTTCTGCAATGGCCGGAAATAATTGGTTAAAACTTTCCTTGATAGAATTAGCTATTGTCCTGTGTTCAAGTTGAGTATCTACTTTGCACCTCAAATCAAAATAATGGATCCAGGAACGAATGTTTCCGGACATATAAAGAGTTGTTTGTGTGCAAAGAGGTAAAACTTTACGAGCACTTTCTCTTGCTCCTCCTTTGGATATTATATATTCATACAGATCAATGCCATCTGTTACATGATCTATTACTCTTTTAATATCTTCCTTGCTTAGTGGTAAAATATCTGTACTAGATTGACGATTTTTTTCTGCCTGAGCTCTAATATCGAAGGATTCAATTCCGGTTACCATACTGTATCGCTGGCTAAATTCTTGAAAAGCAAAAGACTTGTGTCTAATAATTTGAGCTGATATGTCCCTGCTAGTTTGAATTTCAACCGTCATTGAAGCTTGCTCAAAGATGGACCAATGGCCGTGTTCTATACAATATTTAATTAATTTTGAAGCAGATTCTAAGTTTAATTGATTAGATGGATTTGAAACTCTGGCACAATATACAATAAATTCTTCTGCGGTTAAAAATCTTGTATTATCTTCAGATCTTATAAAGGGTTGAGTAACTGCTACTACTTTGGTGTACATATACCTTTAAATTTTAAAATGTTATGCTTAATAAGTTCTAAATTTGAAGAAGAAATTTCTGTATCAAATAACTCTACCATTTTTTGAGGAGATTTGTCTAAAAGAGTTTCAATGTCATCATATGATTTACCAGAAATACCTGCCATAACGGGGTGGGATGTATCTATACTATCAATAAAATTATATCTCATTGCTACATAATGACTAAATTCTGTAGGGACACCACATCCTAATAAATGATGTGGTTTATTTTTATTAATAATACCCATTCCCACTAAGTGATTTATTAATTTAATGCGACCTACATTAAATCTATAAGCATTTGAATTGACATAATGTTCTTGTGTAGATTCTAGAAAATAATCATAACCAAAACTAATTGCTATCTTATCAGCCTTTTCATTCATGAACCGATAACACTTTACAAGTTCTTGTAAAGTTTTGCCTTGCAAGACACCAATCTTTTTACCTGATAATTGAGACAAATCAAAATTATTTGTAAAAGATTCAAATGAACTAATATTGTGATCACAATCTTGCCATACGTCAGGCACTATATATTCATCTGGTTGAATTTCTAAAAGCCATTTGTAATATTTTTTTGAATCAAATGCTACACCTAATTCAAAAAGACTGCAATCCATAATAATTTGACGACCACTAATTTTAGCTTTCTTAAAAAATTCTAAATATGCAGGGTATTGTTCCAGTAGATGAACTAAACAATAATCATAATCTGTCATTGTTTGTATCTCGTCCATAATTGACATTGGAGCTTCGTGTGCTATTCTCATATTGTTTTAATAATAACCCGACTATCCGAATAAATCAAACAAATCTGTCTGAACTTCTCTTCCTGTTTGTGGAAGTCTCCATCCAATACAATCATAAAACCTCTCTAGTGGAGGAGATACTATCTTGTCAAACATGGTTTGATAATCGGGTTTGACGTGTTCATAAAGTTCTGTAGGATATCTTTCCATGAAAGCCATACTTTTGTAATTGAAAGCGTTCTTGCTTGTGTAGAAATATTTCAATTTCATGGCACTTCCTATAGATTCATACTGATGATCCAATTTATAATGCTTGAGGAGTTTATTAAAGTGAATAGCACTCTTGGCTTGGAGAGTTGTTCCCTTTCCTATTTGTCCAAAAGCGTCTATTTTGGCTTCATATTTTTCATAATCAGAAATTTTGGTTCTAATTGAAATGTTTTCCACCGGCATACTACAAAAGTCTTCATGAGCTTTCTTAAATATGGTGTCTGCTTTCTTTTTATCTTGAGCCATCATTGCAGATTCAATCACACTTTTGATTAATTCTTTAACTTCCTTCGAGATTGTAGAGCGAGCTATCTCAACTCCTACATATTTGAAAGGTTTCTTCGGAATCTTGCCTTCTTTGTCTATAATGTGTAGTATATAGCGCTTCTTAGCATCAAATAAAGCTACATCACAAATTGTTTCTTGTTTAAAAACAAACCGTGGATCACTTACTTTCAGTTCTTTTCGAGCCCATATCTTGATTTGTTCATTGAGATATACGTCAATTTCCCCGATTACCTTCCTGGCTCCTTCTGTAATCTTGCCGTTTTCCTGCAGATTGATGTTTAGGGTATTGAGGATGGGTTCGATGGAAAAGTAAGCAGAATCAGTATCTCCGTAGCGATACAGGTCGCCTTTCTTCCCGGTAAACCCTTGCTGCCGGGCATATTCTAAAACAATTTCTGGAGCTTGCTTGGCCACTGTTTGGCCTGTTAGAGTAATGCTAGCGGAATGATCAATGTCAAAAAGCGGAGAATATTTCTGTGCAAATACACCATAAATGGAGTTTAGAATCAACTTAAACACATTTTGTTGTGTGTCAAGGTTAAGAATCTCGGCTTCAAGCCGTAATTTTTCCTCTTTATCTGTTAATGTCTCTGCAATATCTGTTAATCTTGAGGCTTCTCTCTGAGTTTGCACTCGTTCATCATACAATCTATCGATTAAAGCAGGCACAACACCACGAAATTTCTGTGTATACAATACATTATACTTAGAAATTGACAATTCTTCTTTCTGTACCAGGCGATTAAACTTTTCTTCAGAGAGAATTACTGTTTTTTCATTGGAAAGACGAATTGTATACTCATTATTTTCTATTTCGACTATTTTTCCTATCTTTGTCTCCGGAGAAATGTTCAAAGTGATGATTGTATTTGGATATAGACTGTTTGCATCATAGCTTACCACAGATTTACACAGACCTCTCTCGGGTTCGTGTACATATCCACCTACATATTCATCTCTGATGCCGTCATTCTTGAATGTAAGGATGCGATATCCCTGTAAAAGAGCTTGATGAGCAACTGCTCCGGTGATCATAGAGACCTTTCCGAGAGATTGTTCGAAGGGAATGAAACCTTTATAGGACAAAGCTCTAATCAATTTGAGAAATTTAAGCTTCTCTTCCATCTTTGCTAGCAGTCTTACATCTTGTATGTTGTAATCTACAAATAAATCCCAATCAGATTCTGAGAGAGCTGCTAGATTGGTGCCACCAACATCTGTTTTGCCTTCATTCAATTCATATTCTGAAATATAATTCAAAGAATAAGACTCTCTGTCGCCGCGGGAGAAGGTTTTATACACCTCCATGTAGTCAATATTACTCACTCCACGAATATACCACCTATCAATCATCTTACCCATCTTGTTCATTGCTACATTCTC